TATCTGTGCAGGGCATCAGTTCAACCCTCCGCCGCTGTTCTCTCCGCGCGCGTCATTCGTTGCCGAAAGAATGTCGTGCTTATATTTATCGAAAAACTGCACCACGCCGTGCGCATCAATGGCGTGGACGTGCAGGTGCACATCGCCCATCGAAGCTGGTTGCACCGGCATTCTGCTTCCGTTCCCCTCTGTCACCGCTCTAGTGATCTCACTGTTGTCCACGCTCGAAAAGATGCGTTCGCCCGCGTGATTCAAGTTGTAGCCGGTCTCAGGTACGTAGGATGTGCCCGTCGCGTAAGAAGCCGGGCTAGACGAATTCATGCTGCGGCCAGCGCGCTGCTCGCTGGTCAGCTTGCCCATGAACTGCTTGATCTCCGGCAGAATCGTGTTGTTGTAGTACTTGACGCCGTTGTGCCCCATCTCCTTAGTGGCCTTCTGGGCTTCCTGCTGTAGGCTTTGGGCGTCAGAGTAAGCGTCGGAATAATTCATGCCGCCGGAGTGAAAGGCTTGCAGATCGTTGGCGATGCGCGGGCGCACGGTGTGATAGTCATAATCTTTCGGCTTTTTAGAGCTGCCAACAGCTCCAACGATCGCGCCAGCAACGCCTCCGATTACCGCGCCGATCGGGCCGCCAAACTCAATGCCCGCCTGAGCGCCGGCGGCTCCGCCCTGGAGAGCGCCACTGGCGCCGCCGCCGCTTTCATGCGCTGACCAGACGCCAAGGCCGCCTTCCACTGTTCCCTGCACGCGAGGCGAGGCAACCGCATTCATGAATTTATTTCCCGAATCTCCAGGAATAAAATTGCCGCTTTTATCGAATTTGCCGGGGATCTGATAGCTGGAAGTTTCCAGCGAGTCCCCCGCGCCAGCGCCTTTTCCCGCGCCCGCAAAGCCGGACTTCAATTGCTTGGCCAGGCCGATGCCTTGATTCACATTGCCCAGCGCGTTGCTGACAGTTCCCGCGTGGCCGCCTTCATGGCCGGCAATGCCGGGCAGAGAAGCGCCGGGATTGGTGAGGCCGGAGATGCCCGATGCGGCCGCCGCGCCGCTGGGCGCGCTCGCGCTGGAGCTGCCCGCGGGCGCAAGCAGCGAAGTGCTGCCGGGAACGGAGATCCCCGCATTGCCCGAGGCGGTGGAACTGCCGGGACCAGAGATCCCCGCATTGCCCGCTGCGGTCGAGCCGCCAGGCCCCATGCCAGCGCCCATAATCGTCGCGCTGCCCACATGAATGATGGCCGAGGTTATGCTGAACATCTTCTCAGCCGTTCCGGAGACTGTTCCCAGCTCAGCCTTGGAATCCCCGTGCAAGCCAGGTGTTTTGCCTTTTTTGCCGTGGGCGCCTAAACCGAAACCACCGAGTAGATCACCCAGGAAGCCTCCGGACTGCTCAGGCTCCGCGACAGTTCTACCTTTGTGCTTATCGATTCGCTGCTGGAAGCGCTGCACCAGCGAAGCAGCCGCTTCGCCGGCGGCTTTGTCGCCCATCTCCTGGAAGTACTTCCCAGGATGTTCCATCCCCTTGAAAAATGAAGTGAACTCCCCGGCCATCTTCTTGCGCGCCTCGGTGGAGGCCTGGATGCGCTCCGCGTTGGCTTCCCGCTCGGCAGCCGCCACGCGCCGGTCGTGATCGTCCTGCGAGATCTGCTCGGCGTCGAGTTCCTCTTGATATCGCGTCTTGCGCTCGTTCAGTTCAATTTGGATTGCCGCGGTTTTCTGTTTTTCAGCCGAGAAAAACTTTGCCCCGGCGCGCGCCTCGATCTGCTCAGTCTCCTGGATAGCTCTCAGCTTCTTGTTGGTGAGTTCCCTATCGGAGCGAGCCTTTTCGGCGTCTACTCGCGCCTGTTCCCCTTCATCCCGTTGGCGCTGGGCGGCGGCCGCCTCGTCTTCCTTTTGTACTTCCGAGCTAACCGCAAAGGCGGTTTGCTTGCGGATCTCCGTAGCCTGCTGAGTGCGGGCAATGGGATCATTTGTAGAAATATTTGCTTCGCGATTTTCGCCTTCCTGCTGAATGCGGGCGGCGGGTTTCATGCCCTGAAGCTGCGTTTGCTGGCGCAGGCGTGTGATCTCGCGCTCAGCCTCTACACGTTCATGGATCAGCCGATTCTCTTCGCTGAGATTGGACTTTTCCTTGCCGTGGCCTTTGTCACGCTCTTCGGCAAGTCCTTTATCGGCTTTTGCATCAGCGAGAGCATCCTTCGTCGCTTGAGTAGAGGATTGAGGAGCACCCTCGCTGAAGAGGGGAGTTATTTCTCCGCTGGTGGCAAATATGCCCATTCCTCGACGAGGCGTCCCCACCGGATTTCCTGAGCGCCCTTCCTGTTGAGCGGTATATCCGGCATTCTCAGCATCGATCTCGTGTTGCTTGCGCCTCTCTTCTGTAATCTGCTTTTCTTTATCCAATCTCCAATCGTAGGCGTGCTCTAATTCGATAGTTTCCACCCTCTGCTCATGTTGCTGCTCTTGTTGAGCCTTCCTAAGCTGATCGATCAGCTTCTGTTGTTCCATGGCGTCGCTTTGCGCGTTATGTGCCCACCAGGAAGTATGTATAAATAGAAGGCTATTCATCCCTAGCATCATCCCGAGTGGATTTACCGCCTGGCTCGCGGCTCGCTTTTTCAGCTCATCAGCCTGGGCTTGATACGCTTTAAGCGCCGCTGTAGCCTCGTCGATGCGCAGCGTTGTGGTTTCGATGGCGCGTGTATTGCCTAAATCCTCTTTTTTAGTCTTGGCGATCTGCGCCTGATAATCCTCGACAGCCTGGTTGATGTTCAAGACGTTGTGCCAGAGTTTTTCTGCCCCTCTAATCGCAGCCTCAAAAACCATCGCGCCAATTTGAATAGTGGCGAAGCCGATCATAGCTGTGGTGACGCTGTTCAAGGCTGCTTGCGCCATCTTGCTATGCCCGATCAGCGTAATCATGGCGCGGGGGAAGTGCACGCCCATTTCTTCGGCGGCCAGGCGCGTCTTCTCCCTCGCGCTCAGTATTCCCGCGCCGGCCGCCTTCATCCCCCGCTCAACCTGCGCGCCGGAGCGCATCCCCGCTCCGCCTAGCTTGTTCAGATTCTGCTCAACGTCACCGAGCACCTGCGCCGAGGTGTTATCGGTGACGATGACCGAGATTTGATACGCGCTGGTCTCGACGCTCATGCGTTTTGCTCCGCAAAACAGTGGTCAGTGGTCAGTGAACAGTGGTCAATGAAAGCCCTATTCTTTTCGCCGCTGGAACTTGCTGCCGCAGGCCGGGCACTCCCGGCCGAAGCGATTCTGCTGGCGCGCCCCGCAAGCCGAGCACGCCGGATGCTTGGACTCGAAGCCGCTGCGTGCGCGTTTGAGCGAGAGCAGGCCCTCCGCCTCAAAAGCCGCGAGATCCCGCGCTGGAAACACAACGCCAGCCTGCTGGAGAGATTCGAGATACAGTAGGTGCTCACCAGCGCGGTAGTAGCCCCACGCCAGAGTGCGCGGCGGAATCTGCAGCTCCATTCGGGCCAGAGTCTCGGCATTGGCGCCTTCTCCGCGGATGCGGCTGCGCGCAAAATCATTCTCGAAGATCTCTTCGAGGGCCATCCGCACGCCTTCCGCATCGTTCCAGACATTCATCACACCTCTTCAACGTTTGCCGCGGCAGGCGAAAACAGCACGTCCACGGCCGCAACCTTGTGGTAAGTGTCCATGTACTCGATGACGGTCTCGCGATCCGGCTCCGCGCCGTCCACCGTGTAGCCGTCAACGCTCACGATCAGCTCGTCGTAAAGCTCAGCCAGCGTGGCCTGCGCGCCCAGCCATACCGTTGTGCCTTTGCGCGAGCCGCCCACCATGCGCGAGCGCGAGCTGTCGCGCGATAAGCGCCGCTGCTGATCCGCCGTCGGCGATTTGAAGTTGTGGCGCAGGCCTTTGAACTTGCGCATCACGCCATCGTCGCCGGCGCTCCAGATGGCGTCGAGAAAGACCGGCTCCAGGCCCAGCGCGATCGGCTCGTCGTTGTTTGCCTCGCTGGTGGAGACGGAGATGATGGCGTTGGCCACGCCCAGGCGGTGCGCGATGGGGAGCTGCGCCTTCCAGCCCTCGGCCTGGTCGATGCTGGTTTTGCCATCAGGCAGCGCATAACCGCTGGCGGTGACCAGGCTCGATTCGACCAGGTCCAGCCGCGCGGCGCTGCTGTCGAAGCTGTCGATGCGCTTGCCATTCTGATTTTCGCTGGTGCTGAGAATCCCTTCAAAGTAGCGCAGCCAAAGTTTTTTGGTGATACGCGCGAGGGTGAAGGCGTATTGCTTGCCGCGATCTTCAATGGTGATGATGCGCGGCGCTTTCAATTCGATGGATGCAGACATAGGTCCTTCTTTCGTTTTGGAGTTGGGATTTTGTGATACTGCCCAGGTGAAGGACCCGGTCTATCTTGAAGCCCCGCGTAGAATCTGCCGAGCTTTGCCGCGCCGAAGGGGTGGCGCGGGTACAGCGGAAAAAGGAGGGCGCGCCCCCATTTCAACGCGCCCTGGAGGAAACCCGTTTAAGCGCCGGCCAGATATCCGGCAACCGTATTGACCACGCTCAGGGAGATCGGCGGAACGCCGGCGGCCTGATAGCTGGTGGTCTCGTCGTTTTCCACCTGCCAGACAACCATGTCGCCGTCAAAGCCCAGCTTGGTGGTCTTCAGATGCATCTGGGGGATTGAAATGTTGAGCTGCGCATCCGCTCCCGAATTGACGGCCAGCTCGTAATCGCAAGCCGTGTCGTTGGCGAAGCGCGTGTAAACATCGTCGGTATCCTTGGCGGCGAAGGTCGTGGAGAGCGAGAACTTGGGATTGCCCTTGCGCACAAAGATGCCGTAGAGTCCTCCGCCGGGAGCCCGGTGAACCTTAAGCTGATTTTCCAGCTTGAGGGTCGTGCTCATGTGGCGGCCGATGAGAGATGCGGGGCTGCCGACCGGGCCGAAGGTAAGAGCCGCGTCCGATCCCAGCAGATAGCTCTCGGTGGGCGCAACGGGCAGTGTGCCGGCCATCGAGCCGAGGATCTGAATCCCCGTGCCCATCATGCCAATCTCGATGATAATGGCCCCGAGATCGGTGATGGTCAGCGTCAGATCGTTGACGCACATGTCCGGGCACTTATAATGCACGTCCTCGGTGTCTTCCATGTAAATCGTCGTCTTCACCGCTGTGCGCGTCAATTCGTCGAAGGTGAAGGCGTGGGTATAGATGCCGGGCGCGAGGGCGTCTGAGAGGCCCGCGCCCACCATGGTGGGTGAACCCGTATCTCCGCTCGTCGCGGCAAACGTCATATGCGTTCCGGGGCCGTTGAGCGTGGCCGTGATGCCGTAATCCGCGTGCGTCACATTGATGTTGTGCAGCAGGTGGGTCAGCGTGTCAGTGGTTCCCGATGTGCCGAGCGTGATGCTATAGGCCGTGACGCCGTCTCCCTTCACGCCGGAGAGAGTGCCGGTCAGGATGTCAGTGGAGTTGGCGACCGCCAATGTTCCGGCAAGCGACGCCAGCACCGGGGCAGGTTCAGCGGTGGTCACCGTGTCAGTGCCCATCAGGAATGCCAGCGCCCACGCGACCAGCCAGGAAGACGCCTCGTTTTTGAGTCCGGACAGAGCTGTGTCGTAGCCGGTGATCTGGCCGTTGGTGGCGAAAGCCGTGCCCGTGCCCGCATTGCCGATGTCAGAGCGCCGGGTGATCTTGCGTTCCAGCACCGCGGTGCCGTCGAATCGCTGGCGGCGAGTGAGAGCCGCATCGGCAAGAGCCGTATTCCAGGCGGCTTGCGAGTTCACGCTGAGCATCAGGTTTCGGGCTGTTTTCCACTGCGAAAGAAAGTTGTAGGGACCAGGCATTACTTCACCTCAGCTTCAGCGACGCTTGCGGCCGCCGCGGGTTGTGTAGCTTGAGAAACAGGTTGAGCCGGCGCATCGGTATGGCTTGCGGCCGGAGAGATGAATCGCGAGGAACGGGTTTTTGCCTTCGCGGCCGGAGCTGCGGAAGAGGATGAAGCGGAAACTGGAGCTGGTGAAGGCTTCGCAATCTGGAGGATCGGCTGGCCATCGAAGGTTTTCACCGGAAAGCCGCGCCGCCACTCGCTGCTGAGCACGCGAACCGGTTGACTGGCGGTGAAAGTGTAGGAATAGTGCCCATTGTTCATACGCACGATTCCGCCTTCGCCGGCGAAAGCCACGCCCGCCGCGGTCAATTGCAATTCAACAAAATCGGGGGTTGCAGGGGTTGTCATACTGTTCCTCCATTCGCGCCGTCGAACTGCGCGATGCCTTTGACCAGTACGCTGATGACAAAGAATTGAGTCACCGGGCCGCCATCGTCGTTGATAACCAGCGAGACGCGCTTCAGCTCAAGCGGCATGGAGTAGGTGCCATCGGCCAGCGCCAGGCGCGCTCCGGCAAGCTGATTGAGTGTTACATCGACCAGGGCGAGCGTTTGCCGCCGTTCATCGGCCTTGGAATATAGGTTCTCGTCAAAGCATCCGATATTGAAGGACAGCGCGCTTTGATAGGTGAGCCGCTGATTGTCGCGCAGGTCACCGTAATCGCCATCAATGAACTGCACACGCTGTGCAGGCGGGTTAATGACGAGTTGATCCTCGGCGTTGAAGTCGTTGCTATTGACTGTATTCACGTCGATAGGGATGGGCGGCCCGTCCACAAGGACGCTCGCGCCGTATGGCGCGGGCACCGTGGAATTGAGCAGCGCGATCAGCGCGGCCTCGACCTGGTCGATGCGGAATTGCGAGGGAGCGCCCATTATGCGCCTCCCAGGCCGGCCGCTGCTATTGCGCGGCGAATGTAGCCTTTGACCAGGCTGCGGATGCGCTGTAGGTCTTCTGGACGGAAGACAAGAGAAGGCCGCGCCGGAATGTTCTGGTGGCGCGTATGGCCGGCGACGCGGATACGCACCTGATTGCGCGGACCGGCGATATTGCGCACGCGGTTTCCGATGCGCCCCTGGCCGAGAGATGCGGAAAGCCGGGCGTAGCCGTGTTCCTTGACGTTGACAGTCGCGTCCTGCATCGCCTTGGTTCGCGGGCCGATGCCGACAGAGCCACGATCCCGTGAGCCGAATTGATGCACACCAAAATAAATTAGGTTTGAACCGAGCGCTGCCCACCCTTGTCCAGATGAAGGTTGAACAGATCCATGAAGACGATGTGAGTGGCCAATCAAGAGCTTATGCCCAGCACCGTAAAATGCGGGATCACTCTTGATTGTTGAAGGAGCAAGTGCCGGCCATGAACCGGCTGGGGAGCCATTTTCACGAAAAGTCTTTTGAAAACTGCGCAGCATCCCAAAGCTGATTTCCTTCATCAGCTCTTGATTCTGCTGTAGCGCGAGGCGTAACTTGCCTATAGAAACCCTGACGTTGGCGCTATTGACCTGGACGGCTACCGCGCTCATACAAACCCCTCGATCTGCCTGTCGCTAAAACGCAGGTTGCGATCCTTCTCGCTGATTGTCGGTCCGCCCAGCGAGCTTTGCGGCTGGAGAGCCGTGGAGGGCTGATCAAGCGAAGCCTTGGCCGCGGCAATGTCTTTGAGAAAACTGATGGCCTGGTCAAAACGCTGCTGCACCGTTTCGCTGAGCCGTGTCTCGCGACGGCGGCTGAAGAGCAGATAGACGGTGATGTCCAGGGTGAGCGCCTTCACGTCTTCCGACCGCTGGAGCGGAGTGACATAGCGCATCCGGCAATAGCTTTCCACGCGACCCGAGGCCTCTTCGAGCGCCGCCGTGACAATCGCCGCGTTGATTGAGCCGGTTTTGTCATCGTCAGTCAACTGCATCAGATCCTTCACCGTCATGCGAAGGGGGACCAGGTCGGATTGGGTCGCGTAGGCCATTGGCGCTCCTGAGTCGATGTCGATTGCGACGCGTGTTGGCGTTACTTGATCGGCGCGACGGACCCGATCTTCAAGAGCCGCTCAGAATCCTTTTCGCTAAGTTCGATTTTCGAACCCTTACGATAGAGCTTGTGCGGTGTAATAGCCCGCGTGACGGCGTCCGCGTTGGTGACAGGCTCGCCAAGGATGTTTGTCAGCGCGCGAAAGCTCTTCTTTGCTGATGATTTGGATTGATCAGTAGCCATCGAATTTCTCCTCGGTATCAATGATTTTCGGTTTGCAATAGGCGCGCCATGATTGAAGCGCGCCCATTGCTTTGTTGTTCATTCCCGGAACGCCGGGCCGTTTTATCCCTCAACGTCGCTGGCGACGACTTCCATCGCTACAGGTGGATAGGTGCCCAGGCAGTTGAGGATAGGGATACCCGTCTCGGGCGCCGTGACCTTCAACTGGTAGTACCAGTCGAGCGAGACCCATGTCTTCTTCTCACTCTTGTGCGTCTCCGGCCAGACCAGCACACCCATGCCATCCGTGCCGGAAGAGAGAGGCATTCCGGAGCTGAGGGTTGGAACGCCGATCGGGCCTGCCTGAACATTTCCTTCTTCGTCCTGGCCGCCGGTCCAGCAGAAGGTCTTTGCGCATGACATATCGTTCAAATTCGGCGACTGCTGCGCGTAGCCCAGGAACGCGTTGTTGCCCCATATCCACGACTCGTTGTTCTCCTGATCCAGGCCGGTTGCGCTTCCCACGATGACCTTGGGAATCCCGAAAGCCAGCGCGAGCATCTCGTCGGTGATGCCGATGCCCTGATTCCAGTACTTCGTCTTGTCGATGATGTCCGGATGCTGGCGCAGCACCAGGGCAACCGGATCGGAGAGCGCCAGGAACATATCGCTGTTCTGAATGCCAGCCTGGCGCAGCAGCGACTTCAACTGCTCGAAGAGGAGGATGGGGTGTGAGCCCGTTCCGGTTTGCGGAACCGCCGGATAGTTGTCAAACTGATTGGAGCTGGTGAGCGCGAGGCCGTTGGGATAGTTCGCTGTGTTCATCAGCATGGCGACAACATTGGCCTCGAACTTCAAGTGAAGCATGTCGATCAATTGCGCCGTCGCCATCTTTTGCTCACTGAAGCCGAAGCCGAGGCCGTAGGTTTCCGTCTCGAAGGGGATGGCTGTTTCCAGCGCGTGAGAGGCGCACATATAAGGCGCGGTTGCAAAGCTGCGCCGGATGCCGCCGGGGCGTCCGCCGGGAGCGCGAGAGTCAGAGGCGACGACACGCAGGTTGTCGGTGTTGTGAATGACGTACTGGTTGGATTGCTTCGCGACCGGAACGCGCGGCGCGAAATACGAGCCAATCAGCGCATTGTTCTTGCGCTCTTTGGCAAAGTTTGCAAGGGCTATTTGAAGCGGCCCTGCCGGCATTGACGGTGCGAATGAAGCCATTGGAAAATCCTCCAGTCCGCCGCAGCGGAGTTGAAATTGGGTTAGGCGTCGCCGCGCTGCCTCTCAGCCGCGCGGCGATGAAATTAAACCTCGCTCAGCACCGCCGGGGTAGGTCCGGTGAGGCTGGTGGCTACCCATATGCCACCCATCGATTCGAGGGTTACGGAATCGCCCACGGCCGCATAGGTGATGGTGTCCATGTTGCCGTTGATCTTGTTGGCCGCCGTGGAGACCTTATGTGCGTGCGCGGTCAGGGCAGTGAGCTTGATGACAATTCCATCCTGCGCAGGAGTTGTGGGCGTGGCCAAAGTCATTGCGAGAGCAGCCGCGCCATCCAGCGCATAAGCACCGGAAACCAGCGGAATCGCGCCAGACCCCGTTTCATAGGTGACGCCGGCGGCAACCGGAGATCCCGGATAAAGATAGCCGAGGATGGCACAGACAAAGACACCCGCGTAGCTGCCGGGTGAGACATAGGTCTGCGATTCGAGAGCGATGGCGACGATGCTCTGTCCGCTGGCCGCGGGCACAAGCTGGCCAGCAGCGTTTGTGGTGAGGAGCTGCCCGCCAATTATTGAAGCGCCGATCTGCGCCACAGCCGGACCCAATTCGATAACTCCAATCGGGTTTGTGGGGGACATAGCGCCGGCTCCGACAACCTGGTCTTCCTCGATGATCCCGGTGCAGACCTGGCCAAGAGCCGTGGCAAGCGTGCAGCCAAACTCGTTGCCGCCGGTGAAGGCAACCGCCAGGCCGCGGGCATAGCCCGTCACAGAGGCGGCAAGAAGAGGCTCTTTATATCCGTCGCTGGTGGAAATCTTCTTTTCAACGTAGATGTTTGCCATGTGCCCTCCTTGGGGCTGTGAATTTCAGAGGTTGCAGCGCCAGGCCGTTTTCACAAAGCCTGGCGCATCTTGAATGCCTAGACCGCGCCGCTAGTTGAGGCGTCAGCCCGCATCAATTCAGGCTGCTCTTCCTCAATCTGGCTCATGGCCTCCGCGAAGGTGATCTTCTTCTCCTTCTGCCGCGCCTTCGCCGCGTCAACAAAAACACTGCCGCTCGATGCCGGTCCACGTTTGCCTAGAGTCGCGCTTTCCACGAGGCGGCCGCCGGGAACAATCTTCGGCAGGCCCTCCAGGAAGAGAACCAGCGTCTCCAGGGGCGTGACCGTCTTCTTCTCGGCTCCCTCGCCGAATTCGACGGTTGCGGTGGACTTGGCCAGCTCCTCGAAGATCGGGCCGAGGCCCATCTTCTCGAAGGCGGGAATCCACTTGCCCGCAGTCTTCAGCTTGGTGATCGCGGCCGTGGCGCGCTGTTTCACTTCGCCGCCGGCGATGGCCGTTTCGCGCTCGGCAAACTTGGTGGTCTGCGTCTTCAGCTCGGTCTCCAGCGCGGCGATTTTGGTCTGGAGCGGCGCGGATACCGCGATTGCAGCCTCGCCGGCGATGCGCTTGGCGTCGTCCTCGCTGAAAGTCTTGGGTTGTGCGGAGCCGCCGAACATCTCCGCGAAGAAAGTCTTGATCCCTTCCTTGATCTGCTCGGGAACGGTTTTAACTTCAGTTGTCACTGTCTCATCCTCCTCGAAGTCCACCTCGATGAACTTCGCGCCGTGATCGTTGAATGCAAGGTCCTGGAGACCCTTGACTTCGGGCGGCTGAGCGCCCAGGTAGGCGACATGCCGCAGGCTGGTGATGTTGCCGTCCGCGTCGCAATAGAATGCCGCAGAACGCTTCTTGAAGCGCCCCGCTTTGCGCGCCTCGTCAAACTTGGGATCGACCTGCTTTTCACGCGCCAGCAGCTTATCGCCATCAACGGCCAGGCTCTCAATCCAGCCATAAGCCGGCTTGTCGTCGGCAGGGTGGCCGATGGTGGCCGGCGCTTCGTGATATGTGGGATCGTAGTTGCGCACGACTCTATCCAGGTCCGCGCGGGTGATGAGGCCCTTGTTCGCGCCGCGATAATCGCCGGCGCGGAAGATCTCAATCCACGGGCGCGGCGCTTCGGCGTGCTCGATGGTTGCTGTTTTGCTTTCGAGATCAATCGCCATGGAACCAACCTATCAAGCCATTACGCAGGCTCGTGCGGTAGATACGACATTTTCTATAGAAGCGACACTTACACTCCAGCCAGCGTGTGGAAGCCGGGCTCGGGCACTCCGAGCCGGGCCAATAAAGGCAACCTTTCCATGCCGCCTTCGTTGCTTCCCTCGGGAGCGTCCTCGGGCAATATGGGTATCACCGAGCAGCGGCAGTTGAAGCCGCTGGGCGGATAAATCTTGAACCATACCGGATCGATGGCGCGCGCGCAGAAGCCATCCAGAACCGCGTGCGCGGGCCTCACGCGCAGATCGCCCACCGTCCAGTATTGCCAATAGGGCAGGGCATCCATCATGTCTGGCTCTTTCATTTGCTCCAGGCGCCCCGCGCTGTAGGCTTTGCCGGCGTTGGTTTGGAAGACGGTGTCCAGCTCGAAGGCTGCCAGCTTTTCTATGCCAGCATCGGAGGTCAGCTCGTCAACGGCTTTGTGGAAGTCATCGCGCGTTCCTCCTTTGGCCAGAGTCTCGCTGAGCGCGTCACGTATCTTTTGAATCAACCTCTGGTCGCTGACTCCGGCCACGGTGAAGGCATCGTTTTTGTATTGGCTGGTGAGGCCGTCGAAGAGATCCCGCGTGACTGGAGTTAATCCGCGCAGATAATCTACGGCGCCGGTTGGGGGCACATCGAAGCTGAAGCCCACGTTGAAGGTGCCGCCCTGGGCATCATCTTCCGCAAAGTTTTTCAGTCGCGAGCTGGTAGAGATGCGCACCGGTCGGCTCAGCTTTTTGACGCCCACGCCGACGACATGCAGGCGCCCGAGCAGATTGGCCGCGGCCAGGTTGCGCGCCAGCAGATCGCCGTATTGTGCTTGCTCAGAGTGATCGTGAGACGAGAGGATGGTCAAGATATACCCCACTCGGTGTCGCTGCCGGCTGCACTGTTCGCCATGTTCCCCAACGAACTAAAAGTCCACTTTTCCCGCTGCCATCAGTGATTCTGCATTCGTGAAGACTCTCACGATCAAAGTGCTCATCTCCGATGTTTCGCTCACATTGAAGAGGCGGGGAGCCATTCACGGAAATCGTTGCAGTGCACCTCATTGCTTACTCCCTCGGCGGAACAACAGTAGCCGCGATCTCGCGCACACGCTTCTTGAAGATGTCTTTTGCGTCGCCCTGCAACTGCGCGAAGAGCTTGTCGTACTGCGCCATCTCCGCGCGCACCTGAGCCTCAACTTTGTTTTCGGCAAATTCGACGATGTTCTGTCCCGCGCTCTTCAGCCGAGGAGAAGATGCTTTTGACGAATAAGCGTTGGAATGCTTGGCCGTTATTTTCCGCGATATTCTACGGCTCGCGGACCAATCTGCAGGCCTCGCGGGATTCTCAGCAAAAGACGCGGCGGCGGTATCGCGCATCGCCACGCTCGGTGCGCTGACATTTGGAACCAGAATTTCATCCGGAGTGGCGCCAGGAGGCAACAGACGATCATAACGATCCGAAACATAGCCGGCGGTGAATTGGAATCCCATGCGCTGCAGGCCGGAGTCCACCGTCAACGCCAGATCCAGATCCTCAGCCTCTTCCAGATCGAATTGCCATACCGGCACGGGCGCCTTCGGCCCAAAGTTCCATAGGACCAATGGCTTCACGAGTTGGTTGTTGATGACCGATTGCAGGCTGCGGCAGAGCTCCACCGAGCGCGAGTCCAGCGTGTCGGCGTGCGTCTGGCCCTGGGCGCGCGATCCGCCGCCGCCCTCCTGGCCAAAGCTGGTCAGCGTCTCGCCCAGAATGAGGCGGGCAATGTCGTACTGCTTGGCCTTGCAGAAGTTTTCGTAAACCTGAGGACTCTGGCTGCGGGCGATCTTGAGCAGCTCAGCATCATACTCGAAACCTTTCGGCACGGCGACGGCGACGCTGGTGATGATGGCCTGGGCAATATCCACGGCCTGTTTGCGCTCCGCCTCGCTGTCCGCGTCGTTGTAATGGACCACGGCCGTGCCGGGGCCTTTTTCCGCGAATTGCATCCAGAGACGTTCCACGTTCCGCTTGAACCAGCTCGGCCAGAAGACTTCCTTGAGCAGCGGACGGCCCATGCGGTTGCGGCTGCGCTTGCGATAGCTGAAGACGAGGAATTTCTCCTCGGGCATCGGCTTGCCTTCCGACGCCCAGGGATTGTCCAGCAATTGCAATTGCCCCACCTGCGGATAGAACCTATTCCCAAACAGAAACAGTTCCTGCGGGCAGTCGGAGATGTCCACCAGCTCCGCCTGACCCTCAGAGGTGTCGAAGATCAGCTCCTGCACGCTGAAGCCGTAGCCGGGCGCATCGAGGATGCAATCCAGCACCGCGTGAAAGTCCAGCCTTCCGAGCTGTTCTTCGATAAATTCCTTGGTTTCCTGCGCCTGCGTCGATTCATCGCGCGACGAGGGCAGCACGCTGCGATCGCGCGCCAGCACGGAGAGCTTCAGGGTGTGAAGGCCGTTGGCAACATCCGGGTCTTTCTCCTCCAGCTCGCGGAAGTAGGCCATGACCTCCGGCATGTTGTAGGTCATCGCGCCCCAGATCGCCGTGGGGTTGCGCGTGCCGCCGAAGGCCAGCGTGTTGCGGTAAAGCGAGTGCTGCTGAAGATACAAGCTGGAAGTGGAGACAATCTCGCCCTTGGGCGGCATCGGCGGTATGAGAGTGATCTTTTTGTCGGCCATCAGAGATAACCTTTCAACTGCGAATAGGAGGTGGGCCTGTCTGACGCCTGAACGCCGGCGAGTGTGCAGACTCCGCCGTTATCTCCGGCGAGCAGCGCCAGCGCCTGCGCCCAGAATTCGTCGGCATGGCCGGCATCTGTGCGGTCTGCGTCGAAGCGGAAGTTGCCCGACGCTGTAGGTATCCGGCGCACCGCATGAATTGCGCCTCTGAGGTTGCGATCATCGGGAATGCGAATCGTTCCCTCTTCGTAAGTGCGCCGCGTCCGCACGGCCAGGTCTTCTTTGACGGCCAAGGTGAAGGTCACCGGCTCCACGCGCCAGGTTCCCCACTTGGCCTGGACCTCTTCAGCCATCTGCATCCCGATCCCGGTGCAATCAAAGCAGCCTCGCCGGATGGGAAGATTCTCGTAGAACCAATCGATGCGCTTGCGTTGGATGGCAAAGGGCGTCGCGCGCATCCGTACAATCGCGCGGGTCCAGTAGACGCCCAGAACCTTTTCCAGCAGATAGATGACCGTCAGATCTTTTATGCGGCCAATATCCACGCCCAGAACCAGTTCCCCAACCGGCTTGAAGCCATCTGGAAGATCAATGGAGGCGAAGATCGACTCCGCCGCCTGAATCTGATCCCAGGTGATCCAGCTCGAAGCGTCGGAGATGAACTTGCAGCAGAATTCCGATTCCCAGATGTCTTCGTCCGGGCAGCCTTCGCGCAGCTTGGCAATGTCCGCGTCGAGGCCTTGCGCAACCGCGTCGTAGATTGTCGTGCAGTGCTTAGAGAAGCCGTTCTCTTTTTCGCTCAGCTCGTAAAACATGCCTGATTCTCCTCTGCATGTCGAGCCGATCTCGATGGAGTACCCGCGCGTGATTGATGGATAGACAGCGGCGTAAATTTCCTTAGCCCTCATGATGGCCGCGAATTCGTCTATCAGTACATTGCCGGTATAACCTCGGGCGGTGTCAGGGTTGGCGGGCAGGAAGATCGCACGCGCCTTGTTCGAGGGGAAGT